AGATAATAGAGAATCTCTCACCTTCACAAACAAGTGTTAGTTCTGTTGAAACCTCAAGATTAGGTATGCGCCTGAAACGAAACAAATCTATCGCCTCACTAAAATGAGCAAGATTTGCCCACCTTAAAGAACCATGTCTTCCTTCTCTATAGCATCTAAAAGAGGCAACTACCTCATCAGATTTTGTAGTAAAACCTGCATTATCCTTTGAGATAGTTTGCCTAATTAATGATGCTCTTTTATTCATAACGCCATAACTCATACCTTCCATCTCCTATCTAATCGAAGTAAAAGATTAACGGTATGCCAAACCTGCTCACTAGCATTTGGATTATCATTGTAAAATCCGCCAGTTGAACCATCTCTACTTTCATAGAAATGACTTGAAAGCATAATAACTGCTTGTTTTGTTGTGGCTGGCATATCGTTTTCTGAGTAATAGCCTTCTTCTACATGCTGGTAACTTTCCGCATAAGACACGGCAGCTGTGATGAAAGACTCAATGAGTGCGTCATCTTCGCTATGAGTTACCATCAAATTGGCTTTCACTTGTGTCAATAAATCTTCCATCACGCTTACCTCCTATTTTAGTTACCTGTACTTCCTGAAGTTGCCTTTTGAGCTAATACTTTGACTGCTTCTGGAAGGATTAACTTACCATCAACTCTTTGTGTAGCAACGAAACCTGTTTGATCGTTAGCAGCATAAAGTTCAGATAATTTCTTGAAATTTCTACCTTGTCTATCTGCAATCCAGTAGTAAGAAAGATCACCAAAGATAACAGTCTTAGCACCAGCTGCAGGTGTTGGAACATAACTAGATGTGTAGACAGGTCTACCTAAAATAGTATCTGGAGTTCCAGCAGTTAATGCAGGTTGCCATAAGTAGTTACCATTGTTGTCTTTTAACTTTCTGATAATCTTGATAGTTGCATCATTTAAAATCCATACAGCTTTCTTTCTGTAAGGTGCTTTTAACGAATAGAATAAATCAATAAGCTCATCTGCTGTAATTGTGGTTGCACTTGCAGCAGTGATTCCAACTTGAGCACCACCAGTGGCATTTAAGATACCTGTAGGTTTACCAGTACCATCACCATTGAAGAATGCATCTTCTTCCTTAGTACCAATACGTCTAGCGAATTCATTAGAAATATAAGATTCAAGATCAAATGCAGAATCATTCAATAATTCATTGGAAACCTTGATAAGAGTACCAAGTTTATAAGCACCAATAGAAACTTGAGAGAATGCATCATCACTTTCAGTAATTGTTCCTTCTTCGTCAACCCAAGATGCAGAACCTTTAGATGCAACAACAGGAATCTTACGATCACCACTAGAAGTTGTAATAACGTGAGCAAGTTTTCTAAAGATGTTTTCTTCCTCTAACGCTTCAACAAGAGTATGTTCAAATTCATCAGGAACTAAATATCCACCTTCAGTATCAGTACCAACTTGAAGTGCATCAACAACATCAGGTCTAGCACTTTTAGCTCTCATCATCTTCCAGAAGTTCTTATTGTATGTTTTGGAAGCACGACCAGTTTTATCTTCATCTTCTTTTGCAGTCATAGGTTTAGCAGTAATTGGAGAGTTGACAGGTTTTTCCATTTCCTTTTCCATTGCTTCACGTCTTTGCATACGAGAGATTTCATTGGTTAAAGATTCAAATTCTTTTTCCATATCAGCATAGGTTGCATCATCCTCTTTAGATAAGCAGCCTCTTTCGTTTTTTCTTGTATCTAGGAATTTATCCATGGCCTCAAGAACAGCCTTTCTTTTGTTTACTAACTCAATCAAAGTCATTGTTTTTATCCTCCTTAAATAACTTTTTTAATTGCTTGAATTCTATTTTTGAGCATTTTTACATCTCGCCCTTGATCTTCTTCATTAACAACTTTTGATTTTCCAGAAATCTTATTCATAAGCATGCTGGCAAATTCTCTGGTTGAAAATTCATATGCTTCTGGAGTTGATAGATGTCTTTTTTCATCTTCTAAAACACCATCAGCAAACTTCAACTCTACTGCCTTATTGGCATTCATCCATGTTTCGTCATCCATCATGTGACTAAGTACAGTTCTTGAAAGTCCTGTCTTAATTTCATATGAATTGATAATGGATTCCTTTACTTCATTTAATAGGTCAATAGCTTTAGCCATATCCCTATGGTCTCCAAATGCAGTAGTTGCTGGATTATGAATCATTAAAAGAGATGTTGGACTCATCAAGATTTTTGTACCAGCCATTGCAATAACTGATGCAGCACTTGCCGCAATTCCATCAATTTTGACGGTGATATCACCTTTGTAATCAACAAGCATTGTGTAGATTTGACTTGCTGCAATACAATCTCCTCCAGGACTATTGATCCAAATTGTAATAGGACCATTTCCTTTCATGAGTTCATCCTTGAACATTCGAGGAGTTATATCATCATCAAACCAGGACTCTTCTGCAATGGTTCCATTAATCTCAAGAACCCTCTCTTCTGATTCGGTTTCGTTTGTCCATTTCCAAAACTTCTTCATTGTCTTCCTCCTTATTAGTTTTGTTTTTATCCAAATACTCACCCGCTCTATTAAGTGGTGTCATGTTTCCATTTACTAGATATAGGTCCCCACCTTGTTCGGCTGGTATTCGATCTAAGTTTTCAAGTTCTCTTATGTCATTCGTTGACATCCAACCATTTTGTCTAGCTGTTGCATAACCTGACATACGAGATGCATAATCACCTCTTAATAGGCCCTCTACATTGAACTTAAAGAAATATTCCTTTTTCTCATCAGGATTCAAAAGCGCGCGTGCTAAACTTTGCTCCCATCTAATAACCCATGGATCAAGTGTATATTTCACAAACTCCAATGATTGCTGTTCGATATTTGAGAAGCTTGATTTTTCTAGATCCCCTACCATGTGAGGTGGAACTCTAAATATTCTTGCTATCTCATTTATTTGAAACTTTCTAGTTTCTAAGAATTGTGCTTGTTCTGGTGAAATTGAAATAGGTGTATACTTCATTCCTTCCTCAAGAACCGCTACTTTTCCTGAATTTCCACTACCACCAAATTGTGACTGCCATGCTTCTCTAACTCTTTGAGGATCTTTAATTGTTCCTGGATGCTCTAAGACACCACTTGGTGCAGCACCGTTAGCGAAGAACTTAGCTCCATACTCTTCTGTTGCAATAGCCAAACCTATAGCATTTTTAGCCATAGCAATTGGTGAGTAACCAACAAGACCATCAAATCCAAGTCCTGGAATATGCAAAACATCAAATGAACTAAGAATCACAGTTTCATTCTCTTTAGCATTTGCTTCATCGGTTGTTTTTCTGTATTCGTAATAGATATGACCACTTTCATCTCTATCAACTCTCATCTTATTTGGCATTAAAGGATACAAGGCAATAACCTCACCTTTGCCATTTCTTATAATCTGCGCATAAGCATTTCCCCATAAAAGCAAATGCGTCATGAGAGTTTCTCTAAAAACAAAAGATGACATCTCAGGATTTGGTTCATCATGAAGCAAGTGATAAAGATTTGTGTTTATTGCTTTTTCCTTGCCTCCATCTTCTTTGTACCTATAAAGATGCAAAGGAAGGCCAGCTACAGCTTCCGCTAGTATTCGCACACATGAATAAACAGCGGTCATTTGCATGGCACTTCGTTCTGTTACAACCTTACCTGCTGAACTTCCGCCCATAAAAAAGGTGTAACTTGAACCAGCTGTTTTATTTTCAGGCTTATCTCTAGCCCTTTTGAAAATATTTAATATTCCCATCGTTTACCTCCTAAATGAATAAAAGGCCCCTTGAGTCATAGACGGAACCTTTATCTTCTTTTTCATTTCTTATTGCTCTATCAAGTGCCATAACTGTTGCTACTGCACCATCGATTTTTTCAACTGATTTAGCTTTATCCATTTTGATATTTCCTGCTGGATCATTTCTGATTGCAATGTTATCCATCATCCAACGAAGGACTGGGTGGCCATTATGAATAAGTCTTTTTTGAAGGACCAAATTCATCAATTCTTTAGTAGGCGGTGACATAGATGCAAAGCCCTGACCAAATGGAACTACTGTAAATCCTAAATTATCTAGGTTTTGCGTCATTTGAACTGCGCCCCATCTATCAAAGGCTATTTCTTTTATGTTGTAGATTTTTCCTAAACCATCAATAAACGCTTCAATAAATCCATAATGAATAACATTACCTTCTGTGGTTTGAATAAATCCTTGCTTTTCCCAGACATCATATGGAACGTGATCCCTAGCAACTCTCGTTCTTAGATTCTCTTCTGGAATCCAGAAATAAGGGAGAACATAAAACCTGTCATCATCTTCTGTCGGTGGAAAGACAAGTACAAAAGCTGTGATATCTGTTGTTGATGAAAGGTCAAGTCCACCATAGCAAACTCTACCTTTTAACTTTTCAATATCAAAATCCATCTTGCAATCATCCCACTTACGCATGGGCATCCACCTTTTCTCTTGTTTAACCCATTGATTAAGTCTTAGTTGTCGGAATGTATTTTCTTCTGCAGTATTTTGCTTTGCAG